ATGTATCTCTTGCCATCCAGTTCAATCATGCCATCAGTGTGAGAGCTTATGTGTCCACCTAACTCCTGATAACTCCACTGCTCTCCAGTAGCTGGATCATTCTCTATGACTACCGCACCTTTTACTTTCTTCAGATCAGCGACAACAACTTCTTCGATCATGTGACCCATCGCAAAGATGCGCTTGAGAAATGCTGGAGGCTCAGTGTTGGGGAATCCTCGCAATGAAAACGCTAGGTTAGCGTCACATGGATTGCCTACTCCACTGGCTCCAATGTACTTGCGAGACTTGCTCTCCGTCTCTAGGTCATAAGCATTATCTATCAGTGTGATAACATTAAGTGCTGGCGATTGATCTGTCATTAAGAGTCACCTTGTATAAGTAAATTCCTTGGGAGAAGTAAATCTTATCAACAGTGTGAGCACCATGCCTATCCTTGCGGAGATGCCTGAGTTGTGCGCTCACGCTAGCTTCGGGATCACCACACTCTCTAGCAATCGCAGCCAGTGTTTTTGGAATGCCGTCTCGCGTGGCGAGTTTCACCCGATCTATTTGCTTGTCCAGCCTTTCATCATCTCGCTCTGGCCTATAGTCACTTCCGTCAAACCTTTCCATACTCTTATCCTCTTTATTCTATTACCAAAAAAGCCCCAATGAAGGGGCTTAATTATCTGGCTAAGACTTAGAAGGGGATGTCGTCATCGAAGCTATCCTTGTTAGATGCAGTGCTTGTTGCACCCACTGGAGCAGCGGCTGGTTGATCCCCAGCAGCAAAGTACGGATTGTTTTGGCGTGGCTCACCACCACCTTTTCTGCGCTCACCTGTCTGATCTTGCCAGTCAGCACCTTGAATAACATGCACTCCAACTGTCAGACCTTTCATCTTCACAACGTCTGGCGTTGAGTGGGTGTAACCTGCCTTGACTAACATAGTCTTCAGCCTACGCTGACCAATCTCCTGCGCTTCAGCAGAAGCGTTGTGAATGTTCATATAGTCGATGACCTGACCTGACCCATCCATAGATGTGAGGGTTACAGCCAAACGATGGCCCTTGCCATTCTTAGTCTTCTTGATCTCAGCATCTGCTATACGACAAATGTGAGCACCAGCAGCTAGGGTTGAGCCACCCTTGTCAGCTTCGATACCTGATAAATCTATTCCTGCTAAACCATTCCAATCGCTCATAAGTTTACTTCTCCGTTGTGGCAGCGTTAGTGCTTGCCAGTTTATTAATATTGCCTGTATGTTTTGCCCACTGCTCATCGTCCATCTGCATCTTTGCAAACAACACAGTGATGTCATCGCATTTCTCCACTGGCAGTAAACGTCTGCGTGGATCACGCGCTTTGGCGTAATGTCCTTGGACTTGATCAGTAACCAAGTACCGAGTCACCTTTAACTCTCCATCAACCTCCGCAGTCTTTCGCTTGCCACAGAACACATGGTCAAACAATGCAGGGATTTGCTTACTCACCTTGCCACCCTTGACCATGGGCCAGTAGGTAGTCTGTCCATTGTCATCCTCCTCCTCGGCTAGGAGACAGGTACACACAACGTGCATGTCTAAATCTCGCATCCACTTCAAAGCAGCAATCATCAAGCGAGAGTTATCACCCCACTTATCAAACGTGTTCTTGTTATCTTTATGCTTTTCTTCTAAGAAAGACATGAGCTGATCTGACAGCTCCGTTACTGAATCAATGAAGATCGCCTTGTATCCCATCGCTTTGAACTCTTCGCTGGTGATCATCGACATAGTTCCGCGAAAGGAGAACACGCCTTTGTCTGGGTCATGGTCACCATCCCAACTGGTGACAGGTATCACATCAATGGATACGAGCGACAAAGATTTTAAGCCACCCTCCAAGGAGATGATTAAGGTCTTGCCGTACTCACGTTGAACGTGAATAGCTTGAGTTGTTTTTCCGAATCCATGATGAGCACATAAGAGAGTCTTCTCGAAGTGAACATTGGCATCGGTGGTGCTTAAAACTTTAAACATTTTAGATGGCCTCAATTTTAAATTTAGGTTTAGCGGCTGAACGAGTAAGCGCATGAGCCAATCTTTCTCGATCTGCTTGTGATGCTTTTTCGTAGCGTGTCTTGGTGACCGCAAATTTGACGTTCATGCACTCAGGTAAATTGTCTGGCCCCTGATAGAGGTCAGCCATAATATCCTGATCCCATGTCATCTTCTCAGAGACTGTGGTCTGTACTAATAGCTGCTCGGTCTTAACAGAGTGCTCACCAACTTCTCTCATAGCAGGGGGTAATGACATAGCCAACCCCTCTGTTGCTGCATCTAACGCTTCTTTGGCAGCTTTATAGCGTTGCTGTAAAAGGACAACATCAAGAGCATGCTCTTGGATACGCTCTAAGAAATCTGCACCTTCAGCCTCTAGCTTACTTGCTGTTAATGCAGAGTCATTGCTTGATGGATCAAACATTCCCATATATATCTCCCCTGTTTTTCTTTGTATCATTTGAATGATGTTTGTAATCATGAAGATGATATGTCACAATTGTTCCGAAATCAATACATTTTTTAAACAAGGGAAAAATAAGATGTCAGTTCAATATCGACTAAACATAAACAGGTTGTTCCGAGACCTTGGTGGCCCAAGTGCCATGGCGAGATACACAGGCCACCCTCGAACCTCCTTCTATAGATGGATAAATACAGACAGTGTTAGCTCGAAATTACTTGAGGATATTAAGACTGCGTTCCCCGACATCGAGCTGGACTTTTATTTTGAACCCATAGAAGTGAAGGAGGTTATCGCTAGGACTGGTCATATAAAGAGAGGACTTGCCCCAAGGACAATTGACAGAGAGTTAACAACAAAAGAAAAGAATACGCTGAAGACGTATCACAAGGACTAGAAGTATGAGCAAAGGAAATTTAGATAAAGCGTTGGAGTATCTGGAATCAGGCTGGTCGATTATTCCATTGTCTTCAAGCGAGAAACACCCATTAGTTAAGTGGAAGAAGTATCAGAAAGAGCACCCAACAACTGACGATTTAGAGAGCTGGTGGGAAATGTGGCCTGACGCAGACGTTGGGGTAATCACTGGTGCAATCTCAGGGTTGTGTGTTGTTGATGCAGACAATGAAGAGTCAGTTGAACGTGCAGAACTTGAGGGTTACATCTCCCCCATACAAGTGAAGACTAAACGGGGATGGCATTACTATTTTGCTCACCCAATGGATGGTGTTATCCGTGGCCCAAGGTCAGGCGTTAACAGCGGCAAGCACTGGATCGATTGCAATGGATTAGATTTTCGTGGAGATGGAAGCTATGTTAAGGCTCCACCATCCAGCAACTACTCGTGGTCAATCCCAGAAGGTTTGGACTTGCATGAGGACATGCCTACCTTTAAGGACTACATCAAACCTCAAGCATCAATCGACTCAGTGACCTCTGAGTTTCTTGGACTTGAATCGATTGATCTTTCTTCACTGGCTATGGAAGGTGACACGAGGCGAGACATCTGGAAAGAGACTGAGGATTACGCCAAGCAATTTGATAGCAATAAAATCCCTATGACTGGTGGGCATGGTTGTCATGATCGTGTGTTCAGCTACTTATCCTATGCAGTGTTAGTGCATGGCGTAGGTGATGAGCTGGAGAAAGCTGGTCGTGAGTTCATGGAGAAGTTTTATGAAGAGCCGTTACCCGAACATAAGTTTAAAGTTAATCTCGATTCTGTTCGAGAGAAAGAGATGCGGAACCACCCAGAGAGATTCGACATTGAAGGTAATTATATTCCTCGTGACCAAGGTGATGCAGATGTTGCGTTCACTTTGGATGTGGATGAAGAGGAGAAGGAAGATAAGTACATTATCAAACCTCTCACTGTTGCTGATGCTGATGCGCTAATCGAGGAGGCTGCGAGTTTTAAGTACCTGATCGAGCCGTGGTTACGCAAGGGAAGTATCACTCAAATCTTTGGATACTCAGGCCATGGCAAGTCGATGTTCTGTCAGCACGCCATGTATCATCTGGCTGTCGGTAGAGCTATGGGTGCGTATGAAGTGGAGAAGCCAGCCAATGTTCTTTACTTTGATTGGGAGAATGGCAGGGCAACGATAGGTAACATGCTTAATCGTTTTCGTAATTCATTCGGATCAACCGATAAGTTTAAAATGTGGACTCCCTTTATCAGCCAGAACGAGATTAATCTTAACGATCAGAAGGGGTTGATGGAGTTTCAGAAATGGGTGGTGCAAGTTAACCCAGACGTAGTAGTCATCGACACAGTGCGCTCCGCTTTCTCTGGACTTGAAGAGAGTAAGGCCGAGAGCTGGGCAAGAATGAATAGCATCTTGTTGAAGCTGCGTAACGCAGGGTTCGCTGTCATCTGGCTGCACCATAGCAACAAGCCTAGCGAGTCTGGCCTTGGTCGTGAAGCTGGAAGCACTAATCAATTGACAGTGGTTGAGACGCAGATGCGCGTCACTCAGGTGTACGAAGATAAGTCTACTGCTCATCAAAACGCTGGACTGTTTGCTCCAGATGTAGCGGAGAGGGAGGGAGGGAACTGTGTCT